CCAACTCCGCAACAGACCGCACTTTTTAATCAGTTAAAAGCAATTCAATAGGAGACCGTTATGCCGTATGAGATAAGTGATAATGCTCAAGGGTGTGACGGTTATGCCGTAATTAAGCCTGAGACTGGTGAAGTAACTTCTTGCCATACATCAAGAGCAGATGCTGTAAGACATATTCGTGCGTTGTATGCAAACGTCCCAGACGCTATCGTAAAATCAACTAACTTAGAAAAATTACATGATGACCTGCATGCTAAATACTCAGAGCCAGTAGATGACGTGTTGCTTGCTCATCATTTCATCACCGCTGAGATGATTAAGCGCAATATCAGTCACGGTCATGACAACACTGGTTGGGGAGCATTGTCTGTAGTTATGCCGTGGAGTACATTCGTAACAGGCATAGACCTAGATGACCTCGGCTTAACAAAGTCAGAGTCCGTAGATAGTCTTGCTGAGAAGTGGGAACTGACTGGTGATGAATTAGAGATAAGTAGCAGTTTTGGTGTTAATGGTGAAGAACTCTTATTACGTCAGAGTGTTGAGGACTTAAATAAAGTTGCTAAAGAAACTACTTGGACTCCGACTAATGCTGTTGCAGCAGAAGCAAAGCGTGCGCTTGACTGGATTCGTGAAGGAAGACAAGGTGATGGTTTCACTGCTGTAGGTCGTGCTCGTGCTGCTCAACTTGCTGCACAACGTCCCGTATCTTTAAGAACAATTCAGCGTATGGCAAACTTTTTAAGTCGTCACGAGAATGACAGAGATGCTGATGGTTTCTTCTCAGACAGTAAGAAATATCCGTCACCTGGTCGTGTATCTTGGAACGCTTGGGGTGGAGATGCAGGTAAGGCTTGGGCTAAAAAGATTCTTGCTGGTGTAGCAAACAAATCTGTAGATGATGGCTTCACTGTTGTATCTAATGAACCTGTATTAAAGGAAGATGAAAAAAGATTTACGCTTGCGCCCCTTTATATTCCTAACAGCCTAGATGCTCACAATGAGTGGACAGATTCAGATGAACTACAGAAAGCCGTTTGGGATTACGTAAAATCTGGTGACCGTCGTATTCGGCTTCAACATAACAAAGAGATTGTTGCTGGTGAATGGTTAGAAATAATGACGTTCCCGTATGCTCTTTCAATTCCAGTAGTCAAAGTAGATGGTGAAACGAATAAAATTGAGTTCCCTGCAAACACAGTATTCATGGGTGTTCAATGGGCTGACTGGGCGTGGAAGTTAGTCAAAGAAGGAAAACTGCGTGGCTATTCAATCGGTGGTAAGGCTCAGAGGATTCTTGCTGATATAGAAAAAGATGATGATGACTTTGTAGCCACAAGTGAACTTGAAGTACAGAATGACAGCCCGTCTGTAGATAGTGTTCACGTAGATAGCATTATGAAGCCGTCAAAAAGAATTAGAAAAGAAAAAGATATTTCAGTCGGTGATGTAGTTCTGTACGGTGTAAAGAAGCCGCCACAGCCAACTACTTATGCAACTGGTGTTGTAGAGCGTATAGAGCGTAGTGGCACTGTAAACATTGAAGGCACTTCGGAGAAAGAAGAAGCGAGCGCAGAAAATCCAGTAGCCGTCTTGCGCGTATGGGCAGAAACAGAATCGGGTTATCAAGAAACAGACCGACGTGTTGCAAAACCATTTAGCGAATTACGTACAACAGAAAAAGAAGTTGCAGACCTTGAAGTCGCAAAATCTACTGAAGACACGTTGCGTAACAAAGTAAAAGAACATAATGACGAAGTTGGTGACGTTAAGAGTAAGAGAACTACCGTTGGCACTTTGCTACAGGTTTACCGCAGAGGTGTAGGTGCATATAAATCAAATCCTTCTTCTGTTCGACCTGGTGTAACTTCTGAAGCACAGTGGGCGTTTGGCAGAGTTAATGGGTTCCTTCACGCGTTGCGTACTGGTCGCTATAAGAGGTCGCCGTACGATACTGACTTACTTCCAGAAAGCCATTCACTGCACTCTAAAGGAGAAGACAAATGACGGGGATACCTGTACATCACTATTCAGTCCAGAAGGCTGATAACTGTCCTACAGCCACCCAAAACGTGGCTCTAAATTTGAAGAACAGAGAAGCCGCAATTAAGACTGCTGCGTACGGTCCACTCAATCCAAAAGAACCGAATGATGAGTTTTGGAAGAAGAAAGCCGCACGTTGGGAAGTATCAACTGCTGAGGCAAAGAAATCTAGGTGTGGTAATTGTGCATTCTTCATTCAGACTAAGCCAATGCTTGAGTGTATTAAAGAGGGACTTACCGCTGGTGACAACAACCAAGAAGATGCTTGGGGAAGTATCGCTGCTGGTGATTTAGGATATTGTGAAGCCTTTGATTTCAAATGTGCCGCGTCAAGAACTTGTGACGCTTGGGTAGTTGGCGGTCCTGTTACTAAGGCTGTTGTTATTAAGGCGAACGTCAAGGTAGGAGATATGGTTGCTTGGGCGTCGTCTAAAGGAAAAGTTGAGCGTATTATCCGTACTGGAGTCTTGAATGTACCTGACACTAATTTTTCTATTCAGGCTACCGAGGAAGAACCTGCTGTGCTTATCAGGATTTACCGCAACGGTGAAGAAACAAAAACCCTCGTAGGACATAAAGCCTCCACCTTGAGGATTATCTCTTGACCAATGGCTAAAGCACGTCCTTGTCCACACTGCGGAACTTGGTATAAACCCAAGTTCGGTGGAGATGAAGAGCAGTGTTTCGGTTGCATAATAAAAGTCAAGATTGAAGACAGAAAGATTCAAGAAAACCGCAACGGCAATCAGCAAGATTGAGTGTCACAGTATCTGTTTGAACGGTGTTTAGTGTTATTCTCTACTCAACGCTTATTGTTGTCTTGATGTAGTGTTGTTTACTGCACAAGCACTTATCGTTTAGGAGGACTGAATGGCTAAAGCCCGTAAGATGGTCGGACTCAATATCGAGGAGACCAGTGGCGTTGACCACCCAGCCCACCTGCACGAAGGTTGGTTAGTTATTAAATCAGAGCATTCTGGTGTAGACGACCTTCTGAGTGACCTTGAAAGTCAAAATGAACAAGCACAAACCGTTGTGCTTGCTGAGGGGACGAAGGAGACCGTTATGCCCCAAGATGAACTCGTAGAAATCGTGGATAAGGCTGGACATGATAAAAAAGAAGAAGAAACAATGTCTTATGCCGACGCTATGAAAAAAATTAAGATGCTTGAAGATGAATTAGAAATGTCTAAGAAAAAAATGGACAAAATGATGCATGATATGGACGAGATGGGAAAGAAGCCAGCCGCCAAATCTGTTGAAGAAGAAACTACTGACCTTGTAAAAGAAGCGCCAGAAGCGTTGCGTAAGATGATTGAAGACTTTGAAAAGTCAGCGTCAGATGCAAAGGCTCGTGCTGAAGTTGCAGAGACAGTATTAAAGGCAGAGCGTGATGCTCGCGCAAATGAAGTTTCTGTTGCAAAGGCTAAAGAGTGGACACACTTAGCGATTGACGCAGAAAAAGTTGGACCAGCGTTAGCGTCACTTGCTGCTGTAGATGCTGATTTAGCAAAGGCTCTTGAAGATGTACTTGTTTCGGTGAACGCGCAAGCGGAATCAGCAAACATCTTTGCAGAGATTGGTAAGAGCGCTTCACCTACATTTGGTGATGCTTATTCACAATTAACATCTATGGCTAAAGCGGCTGTAGATATAACATCTGGTATTTCGTTTGAACAAGCGTTTGCGAGTGCTGTAAATAGCAACCCTGACCTGTACAATCAGTACCTTAACGAGAAGGGTGCTAAGTAAATGGCATATCAAATTAGTAATTACTCCGTAAAGGTCACCCTCGTCGCAGGTGCAGACCTTTCCGCAAAGCAATATCACTTCGTGAAGTTGAATTCATCAGGTGAGGCTATTGCAATCGCTGCTATCACAGACCTTCCAGTCGGTGTATTGCAGAATGCTCCACTAGCAGGTCAGGAAGCCGAAGTTCTTGTAGTCGGTGGAACTAAACTTGTTGCAGGTGAAGCAGTAACACTTCCTGCATTCTTGAGCGTTACCGCTGCTGGTAAGGCTGACAAGGTTGCAACTACAGATACAACTCAATTTGTTGTTGGTCAGGCTATTGTCGCTGGTGGTGCTGATGCTGAAGTTATTACCGCTGTTATCAACTGCGCTAATCCAACTAGAGCGAACTAAGGGGAAATAAAAAATGGCTCAACCTAATATCAACTCCGTACACGTAGACGCAATCTTGACAAACATTTCTATTGCGTACCTACAAAATCAAGATAACTTTATTGCTGATAAAGTTTTCCCTATTGTTCCTGTAGATAAGAGAAGCGACAAGTTTTTCTCATACACAAAGAATGACTGGTTTCGTGATGAAGCCCAGCGTCGTGCTGATGGAACTGAATCTGCTGGTGGCGGTT